CCATTTCTCTTTCCTCTTAAATTAACGCGGTTCAATCCTGACCTGACCGGAGCGGTACATGTCTTCCCGCATCTTGCCATCGCCTAGGTTCTTTAATAACGCCATAGCGTCGATATACATCTTCTGATACAGAGCCACCATATCCGGCTCACCCTTGATAAAGCGAATTGCCTCGACCAAAGCGCCGTTAAGCAATGCAGAATCAAACTCATCGCCTAGCCATGTAGTACCGGCAGTAACGATAGACTCAGGGTAGTATCCGTAATGCAGCTCCACTTGGTAGCTAGCGTCCGGTGTTGGGCCTATGATAAACGCTGTATCGTCAAAAACGCCGTAATGCTTGGGTGCGCCAGTATCCGTTGGACCGGGATACGCTTCTCGTATGAAGTTAACGTCTTTGTTCAGCAAGTAGGAATAGTTCCCATCACCGTCAATAACCGCCAAAGAGAAGGGGTACAAAAAGTCCGTAGGGTACACCAAATACTTGTTTCCAGAGGTTAAGTTGCCCGTCTGGTTACGACGCAAAGCAGGAATCTGAACAGTGTTATATATCTTCTGCTCGGCCTGCTGCGTGAACATAGCTAGCTGGTCATCGGTAAACGACTGCTCGCAAATGTCCTCAATATTGGTTTTAAGCTCGGTGTAATTCACCTGCTACTCCTTAAGCCATTGGGCCTCGGGCCATAGTACCTTTGGTTGCCGCACCGACACCGCGAACTTTAACACCGCTAGTCTTCATATCTTTAGGCGGTTGGTTGCAGCAATCAGCGACGCTGTACTTTACTGGCTCGTTAGGAAACTCAATTACCTTCGGAGCTTTTACGTTTGATCGTGACTTCATTTTCATTTCTGTCTCCTAGCTCGTAGTTACTGTTACGGTCCCTACGGCGCCTCTTCCTTCCAAATTGTCTGGCGTAAGTCCAAAAGGATCGTTTAGTCCTACTGGGTCCCATCCCCATTGAATATCCCTACTAGCTACCAATTCCGCTGAATCTGGTCTGGGGTCCCGTAGCGCCTGTGGGTCTTCTACTGGGAATTCTCCTAGTCTGTTCTGGGGCTGGTCTGGGTTCCAACACTCGGGGCATGCCTTGATGTTGGTTTTATTGCCCTTGATGACTAACTCTTTGAGTTCCCTAAGTTTATACTGAAACCCGCAAACATCACAGATGGCAATCGCTTTTTGGCCTGACGCATACTTGTAGCTCATGCCTACCTCACGCCATAAATACGGGGCACTAAACTAAGCGCCGCCTTTTCCCTATCCTCACCTGCCGCTAGCTCAAACTGTCGCTCGTACTCTGTCTGTAACATGGGAATACGGGGCATTAAATCTGGGTCTTTCTGCGCTATATAATACGCAAGTCCCGCAACGAGGCAGGGTAGGAAACGGAAGTTAATATCTGCGGTCTGAACACCGCTACCCGCGTCCTCAATACGGCGCATGCGCCAGTACTTTAAAATATAGTAGGGCGACGCTAACGTCCCCTGATCCGGCACAGGCCATACAGTTACCGAAGGATTAACCTGCCCACGGTCTACATAAAGCTGTATTGGGCGGCCCTGTGAGAGCTTGTTAGGAATACTGGAGTAGGTAGAGACGCTGATACGCGTGATGTTCAGGTCAGACTGGGTAGTTATATTCCCGTCCCCTGTGCGCACTACGTGCTCTAGTAAGTCTATAGTGTCGGCTGGCAGGTCGTATGTGGCAGTGCCTTGAGCAAGGTTTAATGTACCCTCCTCGATAGTCCACATGTTAATGCCGCGATTCTGCCACTCAATAGTAAGCAGGTTCATAGATCGCCGCGCTGTGCGCAGGTCGTATCCAGATCGCATTTCCCTACCGGCACGTTCCCACGCTTCTTCCGCAATCTCGGTGAAGTCTAGGTTAAACGCTGTAGTGCCAGAAGTTGCCATTATTTCTTCCTTTTCAAAGGCTTAACCCGTTTGGGTTTTCCTGCCGGTTGCCCTAAGCGCTTCTTCTGCGCTATACGGGACTTCTTTTCTGCCGCTGTCATTTCACCAGAGGTCTTAGGCGTTTTACTGGAGACACGCTTGGTTGGTCTACAGTACGGGGTTCCCCGCTTCTCGCCCTCTTTGCGGCCACAGGCTTTGCCTGTACGGACATCTTTCCAGTCTTCTTTGAACCAACGCTTTAGCGCGGCTCCTTTTTCTGTCTTACGAACGGCCACTGGCTTTCTTCTTCCGGCATTTGGCTATAGCACCCGAGGCATACGCAGAAGGGAAGACTTTGTACGATGCCTTCACCTTGCGGTAACAGTCGTCTTTGACCGTACCGCCTTTCTTAAACGTAATGGGCTTCATTTTGCCCATGCCCCGGCACTTCATCATACCATGCGACCTTTAGTGCGGCCTCGGATAGCGCAGCCGTCACCTACACACCCGCCAGCGGCCATTTTGTTCATCTTGCGCTCTTCCATAGCCTTTTCGGTGTCAATGCGGTAAATCTCATCATCGAGGTTACGCATAGTCTTTTTGGCTTTAGTCATTCCGCCCATGTTCATTCTCTTAGTTCCGCAACCAGCCATACCGCCACTCCTGAACTTACGGCCTTTATCGGCCTCAACGTAATCTTCCCCCACGCTTTGTGGGATTCCTACCTTCTTGGCAAACTTGGGGTTATTCGCCACCGCTGCCATCAGGTTGTGTTGTTTTTTGCTCTTGCTTGGCATCTTTCTTTCCGCCTTTAATGCTAACTAAAGTAGGCTTTGATTCGTCCGTCTCTTCTTCGTGAAAAGCTTGTAGAGCAAATGCAAACTCTAAAACTTCTTCTGGAGTCCAACGCCCCTTAGAATAACTCAGAATAGCTAATGCTACGTCTACCATCGAGTATTCTAAGTCTTTCATTTAGTTACCATTTTACCTTATCCGCCCAGTAGGCTGCGCTCATCTTACCCTTGGCAATGTTCTTACCGTGTCGGGCTTTAAATGATTTGCGCTTGGCCTTCATTCTAGCAGACTCACCAGACTTAGGCTTACCAGCAGTAGACGCGCCTTGCTCACCAAACCGAATGATCTTTTCCTTCCCGCCTTCACAAGCCTTAACTATGTGAGACTTTTTGGGGTGAGAAGGAGTTCTCTTCGGCTTATTACAAGCCATCGCTTTCTTGTCAACTTGCTTAGCCATTAGCTGTAGAACACCGTCATCGCAGCAATATTCGTGAGCAGTGTGATTGTTACGTCACTTTCACAGCGAATACCGTAATCTGGGATGTTTATAGAGTGCGAATCGTCAGCAATAAAGTCGATGTCCAAAACCGTGCGGCCACCGGCCCCATCAGTAATCGTCAACCTACCTGCGCCAACATTACTAGTAAGCACTTGAACTTGGCGTATACGAGCGGGGCCTACGCCCAAGCTACCGGTACCTCCGGCAGCAACCCGTTTGGTTTGAATATCTGAACTAGACATGGGTCTCTCCTCTAGTTAGTAAGGATTAACCTGCCGAGACAGCTAGAGTACCAGCATTGTTCCAGATAGCGCCTGCAACACCCGGATCAGAAGTAGGGATAACAATTACATTAGCTGTGCCAGTAGCAGTGATATTGCCAGCGGCAGTTTGAAAACCATTAGTCGAGATGACTGGGCCTGTAAAGGTAGTATTCGCCATTTTGAGAATCCTCACATGCGAGTTAATTTTGGGGTGCATCTGTCTGCATGTCGTCAGCCGGGACTGTCAGATACACCGGATGACCCCGGTACAGTTACTATATACCATTTCGGATATAAGTACACAATACTTAAACAAAAAAAGCCCACCTGTGGGGGGTGGGCTAAGACCTACAAGGGAGATAAAACAGTTTTACAATATCACTTAAGTCGGGTCTCGTAAATGTTTCTTACCCACCATATAAACATATCTTCACCAAGCGTGTGTTTCATAGTATTTACCCTAGCTGCGAGTAGCTGTACGTTTTCCCGTACGTAAGGGCCTTGGGGGTTTATACGGTCTATCGAGGCATTAAACTCTTTCTTCTTCCTGTCGCCATAGATGCCATCTCTTTGATGAGTCATAAGCACGCCAGATAACGCGCATTTGCCGTCTTGCATTTCCCACAGGTCAATAACATCTTCCGTGGTTAACTCGTATTCGACGCCCTGTTTAAGACGTTGGGATTTTAGTTGGGTGTTTAGTACTCGAAGGTAGGATTCAGGGGTAGCGGAGGTTTTTCTTGCTCTTTGCGCTATAACGCACGACTGGCAGACGCTACGAACAAACCCTTCTTTAAAATGCTCGAACTGGGACAACAGCCTAGTTTTGTTGCAAGAAGCGCATATCCTAGAATTTTGTGGTTCTTTTGACGTTTTCTTTTCTTCTCTAGGCATATCTACTTTTTACCACACAAAAGAAAGGGGGCCGAAGCCCCCAATCTTAACACCTTTTGACTTCTTATGAAGCGCCGGGTGAACCGAAGATACCCAGTGGGTCAGATACGCCGAAGCTGTATCGCTCACGAGCCTTATATCGGCTGTTGCCTGTGTCAAAGTCTGCGTCCATGCTAGTTTGCATAGGTGAGCGGACAAAGTGCTTCAGGCCGTTAGGTACGTCAGTCATCAAGAACCACGCATTGGTATCAGTCAGGTAGTTATTTACTGTGTAACCACCGGGGATTGAACCATTGTTGCGGATTGCGTTGATGTCGTTATCGGCTGTAGACACACGAAGCTCTGTATCCAACAAACGTGTTGCAACGAATTGCAGCGCAGGTGGGATAACCAGCTTAGAGGGCTTAGCAGCGATAAGGAGACCACGCTCATCAGTCCAACCAGCGATCTGGATAACGGCAGCTTCAAGTGAAGTTTCGTTAAGATCGGCTGCAACAGCAGGACGGTTTGAGTTAGTGCCACCAGAAACGAGTGGGTGGTCAGTCGCACACAAAGTCTTACCGTCACCATAAGTAGTGCCGGAGAAAGCGTTGTTGAGGATGGCAGCACCCTTAACTTGCTTAGTGTACGCCATCGCACGTGCGAGAGCCTTCGTGTAACGTGAAGAGAGTGAATCGTAGAGGTTATCTTCGATTGCTTCTTCAGTTAACGAGAAGCCCATTGCAACTGTCTCGTGAGTGTAACGAGCAGTCCACGCTTCTTGTGCGTTGTCATAAGAAATAGCAGAACCTTCACCCTTAACAGGTGCAGCGCTAAATCCAGACAGTTTAGTTTCTTCTTCGAAAGAACGGTCAGAAGACTCAGTTTCGAAGATTTCAGCAGCCTCATCACCATACTTAGCGTATTCGAGACCAAAAAGGGCGTTTAGACCCGGTAATAGCTCCTTAAGGAGTTGCGCTCTTGAAATAGCCATTAGTCAGCCTCCTTACACGCCAGTAGTGTTGTTATACTGATGTGTATTGAGTTTAACAATCAACTCAACAAAAGCATCAGCGCCAGTTGCAGTTTCGGCAACAACGTCAATCACTCGGATAGGCAGAGTAGCAGTAGCTGCTGCTGAAGAACCTAGAACCGATTGACCAGAGTCACCAGTAGTTGCGTCGCCTGTACCTTGAACTACGGACAGGTTTGCACCTACAACAGCACGAGCTACCGCAGTGACGGCACTGCTTCCATTAGTTGAAACAACTTGGAATGCAGCCATAGGATCGTCAACAACGATAGCGTAAGCATTAGTAACGCTAGTGCCGGGGTAGTATTGAGCAGGTGTGAACTGACTCAGGGAATTGACGTATTGAACGCCAACACAAACGCCCACAGTACCACCAGTAGTGGTGCCAGTGAACTTCTCACATGTGCCCGCCGCTACGACTTGAACCAAATCGCCCGCATAGATAGCCACGTTGTATGTACCCGCAATAGGAATAAGGCGAGTAGCACCAGCGTAAGGCATACCGTCGATACGGTTGATTGGCTTAAAGCCGTAGGGAGCGCTGACTGTTGGATAAGCCATTTTTTAACTCCTAAATTTAATTTCCAGAGCCGAAAGTAACCTTCGATTTTCTGTCATGAAACAGAGGCATACGAGGGTCATTCTCGCGCATCAAGTTATTGTCCACAGAGTGAATTTGCGATTCCGCTTGTTGCTTATAGAAATCGTTTCGCTCTTGGACAAGTTCTACTGGGGCCTTACACAGCATCAAACCACCAACGATGACGTTATCCTTAAACCGCTCATCAGAGACGACATCGGTAAATATCTCGGGGTGATCTTGTGCGCGTACAGGTTCCCAGCCTTCACGTATCTTAGAGGAGACGTTAGTAGCGTCAGATTGACCGTTAGTTGAAATACGAACCCAGTGATAAGTATAGCCGTCTTCAGGGGTTGGATCAGGCAACACTGTAGGTCGCGTCCAAGCCTTTTTACGGACTGTCTTTTCACGAGATTCAAGTTCTCTATCTAGTCTGTTTTGAGCCATTATTGTTTCCTCATTAATTCAGCAGCCTGTTTGGCGTAAGTTTCCAGTGGTACTCCAAGTTTTTTCGCAATAGCTATCTGTGATTGCGTTAACCTAATTTTCTTAGGTCCTGTGCTCCGCGTAGCGGGAGCAACCACATTGCTAGATTTTCTT